TATCTTAGTGATTTCAGAATAACAGTAAATACAGCTCGTGGTGCTAATACATCAGTCTATCCAGTACCAACAGGTTTCTCCCCAGCTTATTGATAGATAAATACTGGTAAAACAACGGAGTAATTAATAATGCCAATTCCAGGACCATCGGGAACAACAATTAATGCTAACACCATACAAGGAGAGTTTGGTGGTAGTGGTCCCATATCACTAAGTGAATATTACAGGAGTCCTTCAAACACTCCTGTTGTTCCTAACCCTGTTGGTGGAGGTAATAACACTCCTGCGGTTATCGTTAGAAATACTCCGGCTACACAAACAATACCAAATAACATATCACCGCCTGCACCAGATACACCAGCAGCACAGATTTCATATAACGACTTCTTAGGTACTCAGAATAGAATACCGTATTCAATAACTGTATCTGCTAATGCGGTTGATTACAATCTTTATGATAACAGAACTCCAATATATGCACCAGGTGGTTCTGATATTGATGTTACTATTGAGGCTGGTGTTGTACTGACAGCTTCAACCACAGCGTCTGCCGGCCTATTGATACCAAGTCAGTTTGCTCCTGGAGATACAATTACTATTCATAATCTTGGAACTATTTACGGTAAGGGTGGTGCTGGTGGTCCCGGTGGATCAACTAGTGCACCTGGAAGATATCCAATTGGTGGGTGGGTAGGTGGTGCTGCTACGGCAGGATCTGCTGGTGGAGCTGCTGTTCTTGCTCAAAGACCTGTCACAATAGATAACCAAGGGACATTGATAGGTGGAGGTGGTGGTGGAGGCGGTGGTGGTGGATCAATCAACTATGCCCGTACACCACCTTTCTCTATTCCTTTCACTTTTACACAGGGTAAAAATACAGTCAGTGGATCTACCCCAGTAACTGGTTATGATGATTTATCCGGTGGTGCTGAGGGTGGTGGCGGAGGAGGTGGAGGCGGTGGTCCAGGAGCTACGCCAGGATTAGTTGGTGGTGCTGGTGGTACTGCCGGTGTATCTCCCTTTACTCCTGCAACAGGTACAGCTGGAACAGCTGGTGGTTTTGTTAATGGTGGTCCAGGTGGTGCTGGTGCTTCAGCTAGTGGATATGTTGGTGGTAACGGTGGTGCTGGTGGAAACCAAGGTCTTGCTGGTAATGCAGGTACCCCGGGTACTGGAGGTAACTTTCCAAACGGTGGTGGTGCTGCTGGAGCTGTTGGACCATACATAACAGGTAACCCATTCGTAACATGGGCAAATAACGGAACAAGAATTGGTGCTGTAAGCTAAAAGGAAAAGTAATGAAAACGCTAAAAATGAAAGTATTATCATACGAAGATCAAACAGATTCACTAATTGTCTCTTTTGCTTCTAGTGATAACCTGTCTCAAGATCCCGATAATTATCAGGGGTATGCATATCAACCTGCCAATATGTGGCCGGATGTCAATGACATTGAGGATATCAAACAACGTATTGCTCAATCCGGATTGTACGTGGCTGAGCAGCAAAAAAGAAGAGAAATACTTCAGGCAGATCCAGTTAAGAAGCTAGCATTGAGATCATTAGTTGGAAATACTTTCGAGTATACCTTTGATAGCTTGGGTCCTGTAGATATGGAACCTGTAACGGAGATATAACATGGAAATGATAAGACATGGGGCTTTTGAATACGTATGCGTTCAAACAAAAGTATATCCAGGAGACATTATAAACTCCGATCCAGTAATTAATAACATAACTAATATTCATAAAGAAGATCATGGATACTGTACTGTACAGACCAAGAGCTCTCAGATATTGAGAAATACTGAAACAGGTGAGGAGATAATCATTCCTGAAGGGTCTTTTGCATGTAAGACCATGTATGATGTAAATATCCCTGATGGAAGATATGAGATAATTATTGACCACCATTCCGAGATGTTTTGCTTCAGTCCCTACTTAAATGTTGACTATCTACCACTACATGATAGATTCGAACCTTTCAGACTGAAAGCAGGTGAAGAGGTTACCGTATTGATGGGTAAGAGGATCTTCATGATGGAGGGTGCTGTTAATATTGCTGATAAGAATTACACTAACGTAAATAGACTTAAATTTACAACCGGGAATAAGAAGGTTCGTGCTCTTAGAGACACTTACGGAGTTTATGTAAAATAATATGAATGAACAATTTGAAAAGTTTGGAGCCGTATATGTTCCAAGGCTGTTGTCACAGCATCTTTGTTATTTTTTCACACACGTATTACTAAGAAAAGCTGACCTAGATCCAGTATCTGATCAACAAGTACCATCATCACTAACAGTGATGCATCATGAGATTATGTTTGAAACACTGCAAGAAGCAGTGTGGCCTATGATTGAAAGTGCATTAGGGGAGCCCTTGATGCCGACATATTCCTATTCAAGACTATATCACAATGGTGACACATTAGAAAAACATACTGATCGTCCTGCTTGTGAGGTAAGTGCTACCATTCAGCTTGGAAGATCACATCATTATTCATGGCCAATATATATGGGTGGGAAGCGATATGATATGGCGGAAGGTGATGCTGTCATCTACAAGGGATGTGATATAGAGCACTGGCGTGATGTTTGTAATGGTCCAGAAGGATACTACTCTGGTCAAGTTTTTGTTCACTTTGTAAAGAAGAATGGACAGCATGCATCACAGGTTGGTGATCCAGTAAGCGAGAGACCATATAGCTACAAATATAATCGAACTAAATTAATGGAAGAAAAGTGAGGACTTGATGTTGTATCCAATGTATGCAAGAAACCAATATGGACGAGATGACATGGCATATTGGGATGGGTTTTTATCTAATGAAGATATAAACACTTTATTAGCACTTCCAGAGTGGCACAGTAAACACGAGGCGACTATTGGAAGTGATTCCGAAGAGGCTCAAGTAAGTAGTAAAGTTAGAGTTTCCGATGTTTCTTGGGTTGGTGTTAAACCTGAAATACATCATATATGGGATAAAATTTCAGCAACAGTTACAGAGGTCAACAGAAGATTCTTTAATTTTGATCTATCCGGTTTTCATGAACCAATGCAGCTTAGTTATTATTCTGGTGATCAGAGAGGTCATTATGACTGGCACACTGATGCATCACCATTTGATATGAAGGTACCAAGAAAATTATCAATGGCTCTTTTACTATCTGATCCAAGTGAGTTTGAGGGTGGCGAGTTCCAGGTCAAAATTGGAAGCGATGAAGTAAAGACATTAGATTTGGTAAAAGGAAGAGCCTGGTTTTTTCCTTCATATGTACTTCATAGAGTGGCTCCTGTTACAAAAGGAATAAGAAGATCAGCTGTACTTTGGGTAGGTGGACCACCTTTTAAATAAAATGAAATACGCAAAGAAACTAAACATACATCTTGACTCATCTGCGGGGTTTGATAATAGAACAAGACTAATAGAGAAGCATGCAAAAAGGTCATACGGGTATGCTCTTGTGAGATATTATCTACCTAAAAAAGATGTAAATTTAATCCTATCACCATTTCCTCAAAAAATAAGAGAGAACTGTCTAGGTGTTACTAAATCTGTAATATCTGATTTATCAGCTCATGTTCATACTATAGAGCAGTGTGTTATTAACTTTTATTATAAAACTAATGGTAAAGAGACAGTATTCTATGAGGGGGAGCAAGAAAGAATACCTTCGGAATTCAATGATGATAATGGATATTATCAGGTCAATGAGTCTAAATTGACTCCAGTAGAGAGCTTTGTTGCTGGTGATAATGATATCTGGCTTTTAAATTCAAGGCAACCGCACGCCGTACTTGAAGACCCGGCCCGTACTAGAGAGAGATACCTTATTCAGATGTATTTGAGTATCCCCTTCCAAGAAGCGGCAGATTGTTTTCTATAAAATAACTGCAACATAAATACTTCAATAATAAAGGAGTATAGTAATGGCCCGTCCAGTCTCAAGATCAGAATTCAAAGAATATTGCCTGCGTAAGCTGGGTAAACCTGTTATTGAAATTAACGTAGATGATGATCAAGTAGAAGATCGTATTGACGAAGCATTGAGCTACTATTGGGATTACCATTTTGATGGTACAGAAAAAATATACTATAAGCACGTAATCACAGCAAGTAATGTATCAGACAAGTATATAATACTCCCAGAAAACATAATTGGGGCTGTGCGTATTTTCAACATTGGTGACCCCATGGTTACTAATAACCTGTTTGATATTAGATATCAAATTGCGTTAAATGATCTGTATTCCCTCACTTCCGTTTCAATGATCCCATACTACATGATGTTCCAGCACGTTCAGCTGATGGAACAGTTATTGGTGGGTATGCAGCCAATCAGATACAACCGTCATACAAATAGGCTGAGTGTTGACATGGATTGGAATAAAGTCAACGTTGGTAATTATTTAATTGTTGAGGCTTACCAAGTTCTTGATCCAGACGTTTATACAGATGCATGGGGTGATAGATGGTTAGGTATGTATACTACTGCACTAATTAAAAGACAGTGGGGTAGCAATCTTTCAAAATTTAGTGGGCTTCAACTTCCAGGTGGAGTTTCTTTTAATGGAGATAAGATCTATAATGACGCAAATGCTGAGATAGAAGCACTTGAGAAGGAAATGATGTCATCTTACTCGCTCCCAGTAACGGATATGATCGGCTAGCATGGCTACAAACTTCTATTTCAACAATTTTGCTGCTAGTGGGGAGCAACAGCTCATTGAGAGTCTAGTTGTAGAGTCTATTAAAATCTACGGCCATGATAGTTATTACCTACCAAGAACAAGTGTTAACATTGATGAAATACTTGGTGAGGATAGCTATGCTCAATTCAATTCTTTCCATCTTACCGATCTGTATATCAAGAATGTAGAAGGGTTCCAAGGACAGGGAGACTTTCTTTCTAAGTTTAATCTTGAGATACGAGATCAGGTTACCCTTACAATGGCTAGAAAAACCTTTGGGGAAGATGTTGGTGCTTTTTCCGGTCGTGATCGACCATTAGAGGGTGATATAATATTCTTACCACTTAATAATAAATTCTTTGAGATCAAGTTTGTTGAACATGAAGCTATATTCTATCAATTAGGATCTTTACAGACATATGATTTAGTTTGCGAGTTATTTGAATTCAGTAACGAGCAGTTCAATACCGGACTTGACTTTATTGATAACATATACACTAGCCTGTCAACAGACTTGTCTGATTACAATATCCTAACTGAAGATGGTAAGTTCATGCTCACTGAAGATGGATTCGAAATGATTTTAGATGACTTCTATCTTGAAGAAATTGATCCTGTGTCCGATAATGTTGAATTCCAGTCAGAGGGTGATGCTATACTTGACTTCACTGAAATTGATCCGTTTAGTGAGGGCGTATATTAATGTTTAATCAAACCTTTTTTCACGATACTATAAGAAAATATGTCATTTTATTTGGAACAGTATTCAATGACATATATGTTCAGAAGACTAGTAATGGAGAGATTATCAGGAACTATAAGGTACCTATATCTTATGGTCCAAAGGAAAAGTTCCTAGTTAGAATACAGCAGGATCCTAATCTAAACAAACCTTTTGCTATTCAGCTGCCAAGAATGGCGTTTGAGATGACACGAATGAGTTACGCGGCAGAAAGAAAGCTACCAACACTCAATAAGATATC